CCCGTAAGGGGTGTCTGCTGACTAATGGCGCAATGCCTGCGGTCAGGTCGCTTGTCGACAATGGTGTCGACATGTCGTATCCCGGTCTTATCGACGGAGAGACAACATGAGTACCAGATCCTTTGACGAACCCGATGTGATATCGACGTATCCCGCCACCTGGGCGGACTGCTATGGTGTTGAAACCAATGCAGCCTATCCAGTTACCACCACAGTAAGACGTGGTGCTAAGACGGGAGCTGTTACGCCGTTCTATCACAGGAAAGTCAAGGAGGGAGATTTGCTTCCTCCCAACTGGTACTATCGGTGGGATTATCTTGGTCGTCGCCGTCCTGGCGCGATCAATGTCCACATGTCGTGCACCCCCTTTCCGGGGCCCGGCACGGGTGTGGCAGGTGGAGCTTCTATTACAGCGCCCCTTTGGGGGCTCTGGAATGGAGAATCCGTCGTTATCCCTGACGACTGTCCCCACCCTTGGGACGGCGTTAACACCGATGCGCTCATCATAGCCGCAATGGCTGATGTACTACCAGACTTGGATGCGTTAACTACGGCCCTTGAGGCCCGAAAGACGATCCAGATGGTAGTTTCTGCGCGATCCGAGGCAAAGAGGTTGATCCGTGAAGCCCTCCGGGGTGGAAAGCACACGGCGAAAGCCGCCGCCGACGCTTGGTTAAGCTGGCGGTACGGCTGGCAGCAGCTTGGACGCGACGTCCAAAACTGCGTAGACCTCTTGAATGATCCATTGATGCCGATAGTCGTCACCGGGCAATCCGGTGAGAGCCAATCTTGGCACGGCACTTCAGCCACGTCTTCAATTTCGTGGTTGTACGATGGATCACAGACCATTGATTACGAGCTTGACGCGTCCTACCGTGGTCGCGTTGTTGCCGTATGGTCTGGGAAGCCCTACCGTGTAGTTGCCGACCCAGCCATTTCTGGCTGGGAGACGATTCCATACTCTTGGGTAGCCGACTGGTTTGTAAACGTCGGCGATGTCCTCAAGGCATGGAAAGTAGCTCTTAACGTAACGAGGCTTCATGCTTCGTTAGGCTACCAATACACGCTCAAATCTAACCTGATAAGAACTGGTACGGCTATAGCCCCTTGGCTTGGCTCATTCTCCAGTTTTGGTTCTGAAACCTATCAGGCGAAATGTAGGCTTCCTACCTCAATCCCAACCCTTGTTCCGTCCATCAACGTTCAGTTGACGACGCCGCGCCTACTTGACGCGGTTTCCCTACTGACGAAATCAATCCTTTGATCTCTGGAGGGATCACAAAATGGCAGCAATGTCTACTACCATGACGGAGTTCTCCGATAAGGAGAATTCCCGAACCTATGCGGTTTCGGGTCACACCGTCCAGGCGCCCAAGCTTGTAATTCAGAAGCGAAAGGTGCCTGCCACTACCACCGCCTCTTCGGAGTCCACGGTGATGGTGGTCTACGGGACCGAGGATGCTGATGGCAACCCCATCCAGTCCAAGGTCGTCTTCGACGTATCCATTCGCTATCCAGCGAATGGCCAGTCAGCCGATGTCACGGCCGCCAAGGCCGTCTTTCTTGACATCGTCAACTCTGACGAGTTCGCCACTGTCGTGGGCTCGCAGGGTTATCTCAAGTAGACCGCAATGGTCTATGAGCCGCTTCGGAGACTCCTTCGAGTCCACCTATCGGCCTTGCGCGACGGACTAATCCATGTCCTGTTCGTGCACTTGAGAGTACTCCGGCGCTGGAATCCCGGCGCCGGTAACCGACTGGAAATTGAGGTAACTCGCGATGAGAACCCCAACGAAGAGCGGGGGGCTTCCGCCCCGTCTTAACCCATTCCGGGTCGCTCTGCTATACGTCAAGGACATGCTCCTGCCCCAGGATATCACGACACGTGTCGTGGGGGCAATCCGCGCACGGGACCTCCCGGTCCTGTGCGCTCTTGGTAAGATCGAGGACCGAGAGTATCAGGTCCAAGAAATGGGTGAGACCCTGGCATTACGTCAGGTTGCAGCTTTATTCAAGAAGAATGAAGCTCTCTCAGATGACACGCGTTGTTCTGCCAAAGCGGGAATTAATTTCCGCCGCGGCGAGTTACGCTGTCGTCTCACCAACAAGCGTCTTGATCACTTCTATGCCAATCCTGACCGGATTCCTCCGGAATTGAGAAGGCAAGTGGACTATATGACGCGAGCCATTGAAGGCTTGTTGGGTGACCCTTCGGATTTGGTTGGCGCAATGCCTTCCCTTATCCGGCTTACCAATGGAGCTACCGCAGATCGGGTGCGTCGTCGGGCAATGCCTTTCCTGAAAATTACGGGAAGGCTACGAGCCCCACGCGCATTAATCGCTCTGCTAGGTAAGACACTCCTTTCATGGGGTGTCGATTTATCCTCCTGCCTGTTTAAGGCTGTTGAACATAATGTGATCAGCCTTGTGCCGAAGAACTGGGAAACCCATCGCACCATTGCGAAGGAGCCCACTCATGCGCTGCCTTTTCAGTTGGCAGCTGACGCATACTTCAAGGAGAAGTTGCGTAAGTGGGGCATTAATTTGCAATCCCAGACGAAGAACCAGGAGATGGCACGGAAAGGATCCATTGATGGATCTTTCGCGACCATTGACCTGGAAATGGCAAGTGACACGATGGCGTATAACACCGTCGCGTGGTTGCTTCCTTTGAGCTGGCTTCGTTTACTCGATAGCTTTCGCTCCTCTTCGTACGTCTCACCGTGGGGGAAAGGCATCTATGCCAAGTACTCCTCGATGGGTAACGGTTATACGTTTACCCTTGAGACGATAATCTTCACTGCAGCTTGTCGCGCTGTCGGTTCTCGACAGTACGCCGTCTATGGCGACGACATCGTCGTCGAAACGGATCGGGCCTCAGCCCTGATCAAGCTGTTACGCTTCTTGGGTTTCAGGACGAACGACGCAAAGTCGTTCATAAACCCTGAGTCTCGCTTCCGCGAGTCTTGTGGTTGCGATTATTTCCACGGTCACTTCGTGACGCCGTGGTATCTCCGCGAATTACCGAAAGATTCGGATCGCGCGGGGATGTCGCATGTCCTGAACGGTCTAGTGTCCCTCCGAGCTGACGGACTCCTCGCGGAGTTCGCTGTTGACGAGGTCCAACGCTTAGGCCTACGTCTGGTTCCCTGGAACTCAGACACCAGGTCTGGGGTGTTTATCACACCTCACTTCGCCTGGCAAACCAAGAGGCTGGAAGTTGATACACGCCTTTGGCTACCCAAACGGAATGAACCGTGGCCCCGGAGTAATCCGGATTACGGTTTCCCCGTGTTTGATGGGTATGGCGTGGAACAGGCGCGTCGACCGACGCGAGGATGGCGGTCCCTCCTTTTGTGGCATATACAGAAAAGCTACGAAGGTCTGCGACCGTCCTATACACCATCCAATCGTACAGCTCAATTACTTCTAGAGCTTCAAACGAACGGTGGTGACAGCGGCGCAGGGGCCTCACCTGAGGTCTCTTACGTCGTGCAGAGAGTCCGGTACGTACACAAACAGTGCCGGTACGATCCGAAACCAACATCCACCCCGAGCCACGTCTACTTGTTCGATGACGTGGTTAAGGAGAGA